TGCCTTCAGCATCTTCTAATTTAGAACTTACATCAGCTGAATTGAATGTAGATTTTTCTGATTCAAACACTTTTTTGATCTTACACTTTTTACCAGTTACACGTTTGATTGGCTTCATAAGCGTGGATCTTACACCAGCTACATCACCAGTCGTTACGGTACCGATATCACCTTCTTCTTTTAAATAATCTGTTAATCTCATGATATTTGGGCACTCCTATTCACAATACAGTATTTAGTTTGACCTAAATATATGTTTTTAAAATATGCTATTTATTAATTATGACAAATCTTGTTTTAGATATTCCTGAAATTAAAAACGAATCTGTTGTTAATGAATCAATTGTTGAAGAACCGGTTGATATCATTGAAGAAGCGATTGGGTTAGAAGTGCCAATCGAGCTTATTGGGATAGGTGACGAACCATTTACAGCAAAGGTTGACACAGGTGCAGCATGTTGTTCATTAGGTGCAGAAGACATCCAATGTTCAGGTACTAGAGTACAATTCACAATAGGTGATAAAACATACAGAGCTACCTGTCATTCAAAGCAAAACATTCAAACATCTGAAGGTGATGAAGAGAGACCTGTAATATCATTAACCTGCAAAATAAAAGATGATGTATTTCAAAATGTATTGTTTAACCTTAATGATAGATCACAATTAAAACACTCTGTTTTACTAGGTCTTAATTTATTAGATAAATTAAAAACAGATATATCACCAAATGAAAAAACCGATAATTCTGATTGATGAGTTTATTTCTCCGTTGCGGTGTATTTCACCAAACGTATTAGATTATGTAGATCAAAAAACACCGCAACTGATATCGATAATAGAACAATATTATGATGTAAAAATCAAAAATGTTACTAAAGCGGTAATGTTAAATGAATGTAGATTAACATGTGATAATAGCATTTACAAATCAAAATGGATCAAAGTTAATGAGTATGATTTTTCATGTTACATACCATTAGTGACCTACAATAATAAGCCACCGTTTGATATTGAAACAGAAGTATATGGTGGTTCATTAACTTTCACATCTTTTAAAACAAAATACAAACCTGTTATAGGTAGGTTGATAATATTTCCAAGTGCTCCTAATTTTGTACACATACATGAAGAAGCTAAGTTTGGAACATTTAATTATGTAAAAGTATTTTTAACATGCGAAACTCCTTTTGTATATAACTACAAACAATGGAATAATAATTTATAGGAGCAGAAAGTGTACTTACCTAGTAAAGATACATATAATACGTTAGCAATAGCGACTGTTATGGATACAAATGACCCACAAAGTAGAGGTCGTTTTAGAGTATATTGTCCAGATTTTGGTGATTTGCCTAGTACACCAAAAGAAGATTTACCGTGGTGTAGATATATGACTCCATTCGGTGGTATGATTTCATCCGATAAAATGGGAAGAGGTCCATCTGACCATACAACAAAAGGTGGTGTAGCATACGGTATGTGGTCTATACCTAAAGTAGGTACAGAAGTAATTATATCATGCATAAATGGTGACCCTTGTCGTAGAATCTTTATAGGCTGTTTAACGCCCGATAAAGCTGAACACACACTACCACATGGAAGAACTATCGATGGTGATGGTCCATTCTCAAGTGAAGAACATCCTATTGAACCATTATATAGCAATATGAAAAAAGCTTTTGGTTCAGAGAAATCACCTGAGTTTAAGTCTCGTGGTCCAGATAGTAGTGTAACAGGTGTAACCCCAGCTGAGATTCAAAACGATGAAACTGCATCATCATCCCCAGATACCAAGGTTGGTTTTAAACAATCACGGTTACATCCAGATGAACCTGTAAAAGATTCTCAAATATATTCATTAACATCTCCAGGATTTCATGCTATATCATTAGATGATAGTATTGATAATGGAAGAATACGTATTAGATCATCGAGTGGTCATTCTATTATTATGGATGATTCTAATGAACGAATTTATATTAACACAGCTGAAGGTAATAGCTGGATTGAATTAGATCAAGATGGTACCATTGATATCTACTCTGCTAAATCAATTAGTGTGTATTCTGAAACTGATATGAATTTTACAGCTAAAAAATCTATTAGGTTTGATGCTGAAAATATATATGCAAACACAACTAAAGATGTTAAAATAACAGCTAAAAATAATGTAAATGTTGAAGCAGTTAATACCACATTCAATTCAAAATCAAAATTCAGCATTAAATCGGCGAGATATGATTTAAAAAGTAAAAAAATACAATCATCTAGTGCCACGTCAAGTTTTAATGCGTCGAGTTCTATGCGTGTATCCGGTGGTAGTGGCCTAGCGTTGCGTGCATCCGGAATTACATCAAGTGTACCTATTAGGAAAGGTGGTGGTGGGGGTGGTGGTAGCTATTCAAGTGGTGACTCTAGTGACAGTTCAGCTATACCACAACCTAAAGCAGCTAGCCCTGCTATTGCAGCTAGCTTACAAAAAACAGAAGGTGCTGATAAAGGTCACGTAATGAAGAATATGCCTAGTGATACATTAGGTGACACATTAAAGAATATGCCTCCAGAAGAATCAGGTAAGTTACTATCCAGTGTTGATGATGAAGATATGCCAGGTGTTATTGATAACATACCATCAGATGACCTTAAAGAACTAATGCCTAAAATACCTGCTAATGCGTCCACGAACGTGTTAAGAAATATGGATTCAAAAGAAATGGCTGACATGTTTACAGACATGGAAAGTTCTGACATAGATGATGTGTTTTCTAAAATGGATGGCAACCAAGCTGGTGAAATATTAGATAAACTGAATAATGATAATGTGGAAAGTCCATTATCAATGATGTCTAGTAAGCCATTAGGTGAGGTATTAAAAACATTACCACCAGATACATTAAATACAACTTTATCCGATCTACCAAAAACAAATATAGATAATCTACCTATTAATGATGTTAGTGAAATGTTGCATAAATCACCTAACCCAGGACAATTAGCGCAACATTTTCAACCAAGTACATTAGGATCTGCAATGGGAGGATTACATCCTAATAAAATATCATCTATATTAGATTTTATTCCTGATAGTTTAAAACCAGATGTGTTAGCTCACACACCTGCACAAAAATTATCAGCGGTTAATTCAGATGTATTAGCGATGCGTCCAAATTTACCTGAAATCAACTTAGGTGATTTTCATAAAAATGTACCTAATGATTTGCAAGAACATTTTTCACAACATATGAGTGCCCCTGATTTAGGTCATTCGATGAGATCATTACCAACATCATCATTAGATGGAATTATGAGTGGTATGTCACCTAACATGCTCAATAATATTTTACCTGCATTAAACGGTCCTGATTTAGGACATATAATGTCTAACGTAAGTAACCCGGGTAGTATTTTATCATCTATTTCCGGGGATCATTTACCTGAAATGATGAGAGTTATGCCAGGTGGGAACATAACATCAATGCTAGGTAACATGAGAGGTGGTGACATTACGAGTATGTTCTCATCATTAGGAGGTAATGGTGTGGGTAATATGATATCAAGCGTTCCAGGTGGCGATATGATGAAAATGTTCCAATCATATTCCGGTGCATTAGGTAATTTTCAAGGATTATCAGGTTGTGGTGAGTTATTAGGTAATATGCAAGGTAGACAGATAGGACAAATTCTAAATAATATACCACTAGGTAATTTTGGAAATATCATGAATGCTATTCCAAATGCTAACATGATGGGAATGTTATCAAAAATAGACCCTAACATGTTAGGTAATGTATTATCTGGCTTACCTATGCCACAGATGAATGATATGTTATGCAAACTTAATGGTGCGGAAATGGGTCAAATGCTTGGTTCATTAAATTCAGGAGCTACTGCTTCAGTATTAACAAAGATGGAAGGAAATAGACATGCTCAACCTGAACAAGCAGCAAAAGCAGGTGTACCAACGAGAATACCTCAACATGAACCTTGGGTGAGATCTAATACAGCAGGTGAGTTTGATAGAGATTCTTTATATGACGATGATCACCCACAAGCTGGTACTAATGGAACAAATCGAAACAAACATTGGAAAAGATAATGACTACATTATATTCAGGATATTCAACACTTGATTTTAAATCAGGTACTATTACACAAGGACAGTACCCTTCGAGTCATATTGGTACAGAAAATGGGATTTCAGTACCAAATATTCCACCGTTTAAAGTAACTTACCAGTTAGAATACCCAGGTAATAATACTTTTAAAGTAACTGATATACCTTTAGTCGAAAGAAACCTTTTAAACCATATATTTACAAAGAAAGGTTCACGAAAAATGATGCCAACATTTGGTACAATCATCCCAACATTATTATTTGAAACGATGACAGATGTGGTAATAGAGCAAGTAAAAAGTGATTTAACTGATGTAGTTGCTTATGACCCTCGTGTCAAATTAAGAAATTTGCGTGTTAATCCAAATTACGACACGAGTACATTAACTTGTTCTATGGAATTATATTATATAGAACTAAATGTTACAAAGAATATGGAATTTCACTTAGAATTTAACCTATAAATATCTTTTAATTACAGAAACTTAGGAAAGTTAAGAAACATCATGTCAAAAATTCATCTTTCAAAAGCAGAATCTTGGGATACAATTTATAGTGCTGCGAAGTTTATTAATTTTACAGCATTTGACTATGCGACCGTTAAACAAGCTCTGATTGATTATTTCAAATTGTATCATCCTGAATTCAATAACTGGATTGAAACAGATGAATTCGTAATGAACCTTGAAGCATTTGCTTATATAAGTGAGTTATTTTCATATCGGTTAGATATGAA